ATTAAATTGGGAATAAGAAAGGGATCCCAGTTAGCTGATTTATAATAAATCGGAGGAGTCCTGCAGTGAGCGTATACCGTAAGGTAGCGAACAAAGGGTTTCCGATGATTTATTAAGAATCAGACGACAGTGGCCAGGCACCACTGGAGTTGAGCTATATGCGGCGGCCAGGCACCGCCGCTATATAGCGAATGCGAACGAAGTGAGCCCGTTGCGAATAAGCGTAGCGTTTGAGCAATTATGAATATCAATTTCAAACATTTTGCTTTAGCGAAATGTCGAATAATTATTTATAATTATGAGTAATTTACATTGGCGATTTTTATGCAATAAATACGAATAAAATTCGTAGAGCATTATTAATATTATTATTGCAATATTTTGTGATAATAATATCACTCTAAAAATTCCAGTCGGAGCGGAAAATTTAGAGTGATAATAATATCATCCCTTGACATTTTGGTGTGATGATCTCATCAACTCGGATCTCATTATTAAAAATAATTTATTATTATAAGTTATAATATCAATGTCTCGTGATTTGAAAACAGAACCTTACGCTTCAAGAAACGTAATGGCTACTACACCGTATGTTTCTCGTGAACAATTTCGCAAAACTGCGAGAAGGGCTGTAGGAGCTAGATCTTCTAATAAGAGGCCTTATAGAAGAAGATATGTTCGTAAATCTCAAGCAAATCGTGGAAAGAGTCGGAATCAGGGCCTTCGTATAGAAATACCTGATTGTTCACAACATTACATCAAGGCATTATATAATCCTTATGATGTACCAGCTGGTGTATGTATTCCATGTGATTTGTTTCCATTACCTTCTCAAAAAGTAATGGTTAAACAACGATTTACTGTTAAATTGACAACAAATGGTTGTGCATTTGTCAATTTAGCACCATCAATGGCTAATGATGTTGCTTCAGGTAGTTATACGACTGATGGAGCTGGTGATGCTACTTCATTATTTACCGCAGGTGCATCATGGACTCAAACAGAGATTTTTTTTGCAAATCTTCCTTATAGTAATGCTGATATAGAAACTAATAAACAAGTTTCTGGTCGTATCGTAGCTTTTGGAGTTCGTGCCAGATATATCGGCTTAGAAGAGAAAAGGGGAGGTGCATATATTTCTTTAGAGGAGCAAGATCATCAAGATATATATGCTAATACCTCTTACAATACTATTGATAAGATTAAGTCATTTCCTAATGCTTATGTGACATCGCCTAAAGGAGATGGTACATGGGATGTTTCTGTAGGATATTCTGGTCCAATTAATCCATTTGAAATGGAGTTTGTTAATGATGTTTATCCGATTAAACCGACAGCAGGATCTACAGATGTAAATCCAATGATTCTTTGTTTCTCTGGAACAACTGATATGGCTGGTCAAATTATTGATTGTGAAGCATGTATTCATGTTGAATATATTGGTAAGAAAGTTCCCGGTAAGACAGTTTCTCATGCTGATTCATCTTCTTATGGTAAAGTTATTGAGACTACTAAAGAAGCTGCAGCTGTTGGCGAGTTTTTACCTGAAAATCGCCAAAGTGGATTTATGACATTTATGAGTAAAATGGCAGAAACAGTACCTAAGTTAATTACCTTAGGAGGTGGACTTGTTTCATCGATTGCTACAGGTAATCCAATGCCATTAATTGGTGCAGGTGCATCAGTAGTGGCTCCTTTATTGTTAAAGGATAAATAATCATAATTAATTAATTATAATTATTTAGTTCCATATAAAAAATAATTTCGGATCTATAAGTATAATGTCTGACGAGGGAGTTGCGATGATGAGGTATCATGACGAAAGAGAGAAATTAGCTTTAGCTGAGGATTATTTGCGTGGTAATGTATCAAATTATGATGAAATGACACGTAGGGAAAAGCGTGAGTGGATTAATTATGCATTACGACAAATTAATCTCGAACAAACACAAGAAAATGTTAAGGATAATGTTGACGATGTTTCTTGTAAAAAGAAGAAAAAGCAACAATCTCCATGTTGTGTATATGATTTTACTTTATTTGATAATAAAAATCATCATTTGATAAGGAAGCAGTTATCTGAAATATCAAAGAAATATTGTTTTCAGCTTGAACAAGGGGAAAAGACTGGAACGAAGCATTATCAGGGCCGAATGTCATTGAAGCATAAAAAGCGAATAAATGAGGTAATTGAAATGATGAAACAATATTGGGATAAGTATCATATTAGCATTACATCTTCAGCTAATAGGGATAATAATTTTTACGTAATGAAGGAAGAGACACGTTTGGATGGTCCTTTTACTAGTGAAAATTATAAGTATATTCCACGAGACGTCCGTGATATAACACTTCTTTATCCATGGCAACAGATTGTTGTAGATACCATATTTGATTTTACAGTACGTGTAATTGATTTTTTTTATGATCCTTATGGTAGGGAAGGAAAAACAACATTATCTAGATGGTTAGATGTATATTTTGGAGGAAGGATATTACCTCCTTTAAATAATTATAAAGATTTTATGAGAATGGCTAAATGTTGTACGATTAATATGGAAGGTGAAAATATTTATTGTGTTGATGTTCCTAGAGGGTTGCCGATGCATAAGATGTGTGAATTAATGACTGGAATTGAGTCATTAAAAACTGGATATATCTATGATGATAGATATACTGGAGGATATAAATTAATAGATCCTCCTAGGATATTAGTATTTAGTAATACTATGCCAGATTTGAAAATATTGTCTGAAGATAAATGGAGAATCTGGGCATTTAGTGAGGTTAAAAAACATCAATTAATTACATATTCTGAATACTTGGAAGAACAACAGCGAATTAAGATTGAGATGTTAGAAGATATTGATAATGATAAGAAAGCTGAGTATATTGATCATTATCCATTCATACAAGATCCTACTATGAAACTAGTAGATATGAATTCATCAATGCTAAAATCATTATTAACCAGCATTATTAATTAGTACTATTAATGTAATAATACTAATTGGAAAAGACTGACGCAGCGCGACGGGATGAGCAACTATGTTGCGACCGACAATTACGAAGTAATTAGATCGGATGCGAACGAAGTGAGCCCGAATGCGAGCAAAGCGAGCCCGAGAAATAATTATAGTAATTATAATTAGTGATGTTATCGAGGATTATTGATATATATAATTATATTATCAATGTTATTGATAGAATTGTCCTTGGAAAGGACAAAAGTAGTTCCAATAGTTCCAGGAATTTTAAAAATATATAGATTGAAAATCTAGATATTTTAAAATGACTATTTTAATGGGAATAATAAAGTAGGCTTTTTGGTAGTGTTACAGGGAACGAAGTGAGCGTCCAAAAAGCCCCTTTTAATGGGAATAAGAAAGGGACCTATTAAATTGGGAATAAGAAAGGGATCCCAGTTAGCTGATTTATAATAAATCGGAGGAGTCCTGCAGTGAGCGTATACCGTAAGGTAGCGAACAAAGGGTTTCCGATGATTTATTAAGAATC